ACGTGCGCTCGCTGAGCGACTCGGGCGCGGTCGACGGGACCAACGCCGGTACGCTGGCGGTCACTATCACGGGCGAAGTTTACGAGGTGGCCAGTGCTTAATCGCGATCAAATCTTGAGCGCAAAAGACCGAGCCCAACAGGTAATCCATATCGAAGAGTGGGGCGGTGACGTAACAATCACCGCCCTATCGGTACGGGACCGCAGCGCCGTACTCGGCGAGTGGGCTCGCCTCGGCACCATCAAACAAGAAGGGGGCGATACAGTCGGCGCGATGCTTGATGTAAAGCTGCGCCTCGTCGCGCTTTCGATTACCGACGCGGACGGCGTACCGCTATTCAGCTCGGACGATATCACCGAGCTGGCGCAAAAATCAGACGGACCAATCGGCGTCATTTCTGACGCGGCTCTTTTGCTGAATCGCTTCTTTGTTTCCGCGACAGAGGAAGTCGCAAAAAACTAAGAAGCCGCCCTGAGCGTTACTTCCTTTTCAAACTCGCCCGAGATATGGGCGTGTGGAATGTTGACGCTCTGGAGCGGCAAATGTCCTCCCCGCAACTTGTCGACTGGATGGCGTTTTACCAAGTCGAATACGAAATCCAAACGGACACACTCCCCCCGCTTGAATACGACGACCCGGCCGAACACTCGGCTGCAATCGATTCCCTTTTCTGAGGTTTCACTATGTCGCTCGGTACGCTGACAATTGATATTGCCGCGAACTTGGCGCGGCTCGAATCCGATTTAGGAAAGGCTAACCGTCTCTCGCAAAAATTCGCCGAGGAGCAGAAACGCCGATACGAGCGCATCGGTAAAATGATTGGTACAGCAATCGCCGGGCTTGCTACCGGCGCATTTGCTCACTGGATCAAAGAGTCCATTGACGCAGCCGACGCCGCGAACGAGACGGCGAAGTCTATCGGTATCAGCATCGAGGCATATCAAGGCCTGAGTTATGCCGCCTCGACAGCAGGCGTCGAACAGGAAGGGCTAACCGGCGCGCTGACCAAGTTTAACAAGACGATTTCGCAGGCTGCTGCTGGCGGGAAAAAGCAGGCTGCGGCCTTTGCCGATATCGGCGTATCGGTCCGCGACTCGAACGGCCATCTAAAAACCGCTGACGGTTTGATGTTGGAAGTAGCCGACAAATTCCAGGGGTACGCCGACGGCGCGAACAAGGTCGCGCTGGCTCAAGACCTGTTCGGCAAGTCGGGTGCAAAACTTATCCCGCTGCTGAATAGCGGGCGCGAAGGCATTACCCAACTGACCGATCAGGCGCAGCGCCTCGGCTTGGTCATGAGTCAGGAAGCCGCCGATGCGGCCGACAATTTTAACGACGGCCTGACCGCGCTTGAAGGTGTATCGCGTGGCATGGCGAATCAACTGGCGGCCGAACTACTGCCCGCGCTGAATAGTATTGTCGGGCTTATGTTGGACGTTGCCGACAACTCGAAAAAGGCGTCGAAGGAAACCTCAGGGCTCGGTGAAGTTCTCAAATTCTTGACCTCGCTCGCTATCGATGTCGGCGCGGAACTCGCCGCCGAGGGTACGCGTATTGCTGCCTATGCGTCGATTGTGAATCAGGCCGCGCACGGCGAATTTAGCGCAGCGGTACAGGTCTTCAAGGATGGCAACGCCGACATTGACGAGATTCGCGCCAAGGCCCAAGCGCGCAAGGATAAGCTGTGGAATGGCGATTTCGAAAAGGAAGGCGCTCAAGCTGCGGCGGCTGCCGGGGTAATTACGAAAGCCCTAGAACGCCAGAACACCGAAGTTGATAAGAGCGCCAAGGCAGCCGAGAAAGCAGCCGCAGCAATCGACAAACAAGTGAAGGCATTGCAGGAGCAAGCCGCCACCGTCGGCATGACCAAAACGCAAACGGAGCTATACAAACTCGCCCAAGACGGCGCGAACGAAAGCCAGCTAAAGGCCGCAACTGCCGCGCTAGGTATCGTCGACGCATACGACAAAAGCCAGAAGGCAATCAAGGATCACACCGAACGCGTCGAGGCTTTCAACCACGTACAGGAGTCGACGTTTACCGACGGCCAGAAGCTGCTGAACGATTATCAAACGTCGGTCGAAACCCTTCGGAAGTCTCTCAACGCCGGGGACATTAACCAAGCGCAATACGACAACGTGATGGATGGCCTCGACAAAGGGCTAACGAAATCGCAGGACAAGCTGGCCGAAACAAAAGACATCATGAGCGTATTCGCCGACGAGGCTGCGCGGAACATGCAGGGAGCCTTTGCGGATTTCCTTTTTGATCCGTTCGCCGATGGCGTCGGCGGGATGGCCGCGAACTTCGGGAAGGTTATCCAGCGAATGATTGCCGAAGCTGCGGCCGCTCAACTGATGGATAGTTTGTTTGGTGCGATCAGCAAGGATACCGGCAGCCGTGGCGGTGGGCTGTTGTCGGCCGGGCTTAGCGCGGCCGGCGAGTTCTTCGGATTCGCTGGCGCTAAGGCGGTCGGCGGTCCGGTTGAGGCCGGCAAATTGTACGAGGTCGGCGAGAACGACCGGCCCGAAATGTTCATGGCTAACGGTCGTCAGTTCATGATTCCCGGCAATAGCGGGAGCATCAAACCTCAAGGTGCGCCGGGCGGAAATAGTACGCAAGTTTTCAACATTACCACCCCCGACGCGAATAGCTTTCGCGCCTCCCAGCGGCAAATCGCACGCCGCGCTAAATCCCAGATGAGCCAAACATGAGCCGATTTATCGACGTGTATCTAGATCGCTGCGTGCCCGGCTATCCGTGCATGTCTTCGCCGCGTTGGTCGACTTCGATCACGCATTCGGACTCGGGCGCGGAGCAAGCGAACCAGCGGTGGGAGCATCCGCTACACCGCTATACCTTGCCCGAGGCGGTACGCGATCACGACGTATACGAGGCCGTGCGCGATCACTGGTTGATTACTCGCGGGCCTTTGCGGTCCTTCCCGTTTCGCGACCCGCTCGACTTTGCATCGCGTGCCCTTTCCCGACCTAACCAAATCCCGGCCATTACTTTTAGCGACCAAGTTCTAGGAACCGGCGACGGCGTGACCGTCTCGTTCCAACTGCAAAAAACGTATACGCGTGGCGCTGAAACCTATACGCGCAAAGTCGTTCACCCGGTCGTTTCCACGGTCCTTATTTCGATTGATAACACCGACCCCACAACGTGGGTTCTCCCGTTAACCCCGCTGACGTGGACGGTCGACCGAGCTTCCGGCGTCGTTACGTTCAGCGGCCCACCCGCTCCGGGTGGCGTCGTGCGTGCCGGCTTTCTCTATGACGTTGAGGTTCGGTTCGAGAGTGACGAATCCTTCGACGGCTTGCTACGTGACTACGGCGTTTCAGGCTTCGCCGATTTGGTGTTGGTCGAAATCCGCCCCTGCTAAATATTCGAGGTGATCTATGGCTTTGCTTTGGTGTGATGGTTTTGACCACTACGGGACAAGTACGACAAAAATGCTTGACGGCGTATGGGCTGAAGTGGGTGGCGCGGTTAGCTTGTCGAGCGTCAACCCGCGTACCGGTTCACTCAGTATTAAGCAAAGTGGCGGCACTCCTTCCACTAAATTGCGACGCGTATTCGGCGGTGCAAAAACAACGGTCGGGATGGGTGCCGCGTTCTATTTTTCTGCATTGCCAAGCGGCAACGACGGGACAAACCTTTTTCAATTTTGCGATACGGCCAACAACGAACAATTGACCATCGGGCTACAGAGTACCGGGACGGTTGCCGCATGGCGGCGCCGGCCAAGCGGAGGCACATTGCTCGGCACCAGCGCCTCGCCGGTCGTCGTCGCCTCGGCCTATCAGCATATTGAAGCGGTCGTATTTTTTAGCGATACGGTGGGCACCGTAGAGGTACGAGTAAACGGCGTTACCGTCCTTTCGCTTAGCGGCATCGATACGGTATACACCGCCAACGTCGAAGCGAGTCAAGCCTATATCGGCGGAAATATTCCAGGCGAATCGCTTAACAACCCGGATATGTATATCGACGATGTTTTCTGTTACGACAATACGTCGAGCTACAACCATACGTTTATTGGTGACCGCCGTGTTCTGACCCTATTCCCCAACGCGAATACGGCAACTGCCGACTGGACCGCTGTAGGTACCGCGACCGGGTACGAGTGTATCGACGAGGCTAGCCCGAACGACGATACCGATTACATCACCGCTGCAACGACCGGCCTTGTATCTCAGTTCGGGTTGCAGAATTTGCCGGGCGGTATCTCGGTAGTGAACGCCGTTGTCATGGTTGAGCGTGCGCGCAAGACCGAAGCCGGTACGGCGAACACCAAGGTGTCGATTGTGTCCGGGGCTTCGACTACGGCCGGCGCCGACAAACCACTGACCGAGGTTTACACCTACCGGCAGGATGTGTTCCAAACCGACCCGGCAAGCGCGGCCCCGTTTACGCCAGCGAATGTCGACGCACTCCAATTCAAGGTTGAGCGGACCGCCTAACTATGGATACCAGAGAGACGCAACTCGCCGCGTTAATTCTTGGCGCCGGGTCGGGGGTTAACTCAACGCAAGTTGCTGCGCTGGTCATGGGCGGAATGACACCGATTATTCGGGATACTCAATTCGCCGCGTTGGTCATGGCTGCGCCGACCCCGCCGATGCGTGCGACGCAATTCGCCGCGCTTCCGTTGGTTGAGTTCTTCGCCGATACGCCTATTACACAAATGACCGCGCTCGTCCTCGCCGAACAAATCCCCTGCACAACGCAGTGGGCGCAGACGTGGACGATTACCCGAACTGACGGGCAAGTCTTCGCGTTTACCTCGCTTGACCGGCCGCTAACTTTCCGGGGGGTTGTTCATAGTCCATGCAATTCCTTGACCGCTACGGCCACCGAGCAATCGACGACCATCGGCGCTAGCGGGAATATGGAATTATTGGGAATTATTTCCGACGCGGGTATCAGCGAACAGGAACTCTACAACGGGCTTTTCGATTTCGCCCGTTTTGAAATCTGGATGGTGCCTTGGCTAAATCATGGCGGAGAGACACCGTTCCGTTTGATGGCCGGGACTACCGGGACAATGAGCCACGGCATCGATGGGTTTAAATTCGAGGTACTGACCGGCTCCGCAAACCTGCGGCAGAAAGGTTTGTTGGAAGTCTTTTCGCCGTCGTGTCGTTACGGCTTCGGGTCGACTCTCGACTCTCGCTGTCCGGTCGATCTTGCGGCGATTACCGTCGCCGGGTCGGCGACTTCTACAGCGGTGCCGGCGGCGAGTAACGCGGCTACACGACGCATCGTTATCGATAGTTCGCGAGCCG